GTTTTGCTAGTAGCTGTTCCAGCGATTACGAACCGGAGGTGTGTTATGGGAGATCTCTGGGGTGCGACGTCGCATGGACGGCTGACGTGGGGTGAGTTGTCTCCAGGGTTACGGGAGACAGCGCTTTTGCCTGCGATAAGGGGTGGGCACGTCGTGGACCGACGTTTCAAGGCCGCCTACATTCGCGTTCTAGGCAAGAGCTTTGCGTCAAAGTGTCGCTCTTATACTAGGAGTGGCGCTAGCCTGGATGCGTTGTACGAGTCACTTCGTAAGTACGAACGTGACTATCCGGTCATGCGCTCTCTACCAGACTGGGTCCGCGAAAGATTGGTTCGTGCAATCAACGCGGCGTACGACGTATTCTACATCCCCCTCCGACCACTTCATATTAATGATGTGGTCATCGAGCCTGGCACCAGCCCAGGTGCTAGCTGGCGCCTTTTTGGGCGTCGAGGGAACAAAGGCGACCCTAGTGTTGACGCCGAGGCGCGAGCTCGAGCGCGTGTTCTTCTCACCATCATGTCTCGTGGGGCTGTACGCTTCACAAGATTGCCTCCATGTTTGGCGTACTACAGAACGCAGTTGGCCAGGGTAAGTAAGCCTAAGGTCCGATTAGTGTGGGGATACCCGTACGAAATCAATTTGATTGAGGGTATCTTCGCTCAAGCCTATGAGGCTAAGGCTTTAGGTGAGCTGCCCATCCTTCCGCGCACGGTGAGCTGGGTTGCGTATGCGCTAGATCGGGTGAGGAATTTTCCTTACCAGGTCGGACTCGACTGGAGTGGTTTTGATTCATCAGTACCACCCTTCCTGATTAAAGCAGCTTTTGGTATTATCAAGAGCTGCTTCAGGGAATCAGGTGATGAGTACCTTCGTGTGCTCGATCAATTGGAGTATTACTTCATCCATACTCCAATTGTCATGCCTGATGGTCGAGTTGTCCAAAAGCATGGCGGTATTCCTTCGGGGTCCAGATTTACCGCTATAGTCGGTAGCATCATCAACTGGATCCTAATCTACGCCATGACTGATGGGAAGGCGCAGTCTCTACACACGGTCGGGGACGATAGCCTTTTTGGCTTATTCGAACGTCCAAACCTCAACGAATATGCATCTTTTGCTAAAGCGTTGGGTATGCGACTTAGTGTAGAGAAATCTGAGGTGGGTAAAGACGTAAGTTTTCTTGGGCGTCGTTGGGCACCAGGGACCACCACCCGTGACTCAGAACGCTTGGCTCTCCTTGCGTGCTTACCCGAGCGCTCAGGGGTCCCGGCCTCTGACAGAGCTATCGGCCTTTTATTCGATAGCGCGCTTATGGACTACGCCTTGTTGGCTGCTATTAACGTCCTTGGCGTGGATCCTCGCAGTAGGGGATCTATGAAGGAGATCCCGTACCTGCTTAAGGGTAGGGACGGAAGACTAAGCGTGGGGATCCCGCTCTTTAGGGTTATCCACGTGACCTAACCGTCAG